GGTTCAGACTATGCCTCGGCAACAAAGCTGATAGATATTAGGAGTTTTCCCGATTTGGGTGGTGCGCCGGAACAGGTTGAAACCACAACGCTTTCCGACGGAGCGCGTACATATATAGCTGGAATACAAGACCAGCAGGCGCTTGAGTTTACCGCAAACTTTGATAAAACCGATTTTATGTCTATAAACGCCATAACTACCGAAACCACATTTTGGCTTGAGTTCGGAACGGGTGGCTCTGGCGGAGTATTCACATGGAAGGGTACCGCTATGGCTTACGTCAATGGTGCAGGCGTAAATGAGGTTGTCGAAATGACGGTTGTTTGTACTCCGTCCACACCTATTACGCTGTACAGCAGTAATTAACTAGGAGGTTAAATTATGGGCAAATCTATCACTCTTACGGACAAGAGGTCTGGCAAGGTATATACACTTGAGTTTAACCGCAAGGCAATCGAGACGATGGAGCGTCAAGGATTTGTGCCGTCTGAGATTACCGACAAGCCCGCCACCATGTTGCCTATGCTGTTCAGAGGCGCTTTTATTATGCACCACCCTACCGTAAAGCGTGATGTGGTAGATGCACTGTATGACGCTATTCCGGACAAAACCACTCTTATCGAAAAGCTGGTAGACATGTATAGCGAGCCTATTCTTTCGCTTATCGGAGACAGTGAAGCGGACGAGGGAAACGTGGAGTGGGGAGCGAACTTCTAATCGAAGAAGCTCCCCATACTAAAACGTGCACCGAACAATTCTATGAAGTGTTTCCATTTTATTTGAGCATCGGAATGACATATGATCTGTTTTGGCTCAAAGATGCGACGCTCGTGAAAAGTTTTCGCAAGGCATACGAGATGCAGCGAGAAAGAGCTAACTACGATGCTTGGTTGCAAGGGGCTTATATATATGACGCTCTATGCGCCGTCTCTCCTGTTTTACATGCTTTCGCAAAGAAAGGTACAAAGCCTATTCCATATCCCAAAGAACCATACGGGATGACAACAAAGAATCTCAAACAATCCAGCGAACAACCTGCCAAGACTGAGGCGGAACTTAGAGAAATCCAAGCCCTTAATGCGTCGGCAAAATTTGCTTCATTTGTGACTCAATGGAACAAGCGATTTGAAAATAAAGGTGGTGGCGTTGATGGCGGTTACAATCGATCAACTACAGATTGAAATTCGGTCTAGCAGTCAAAAAGCTGCGGATGGCATCAATGCCCTGGTATCAGCATTAAGCAATCTGAAACGCGTTGCGAATACGAAGGGGATCGAAAAGCTAAAAACTGCATTTACTGAGCTTCAATCCGCCATTGAGCCAATCTCCGAAAACGTCGGTGAAAAGCTATCGTCTGTTGCCAAAGGAATTACAGATTTGGCTAATGCGCCAAAAATTACTGCCTCTACCATCAAGAATATTCAAATGTTGGCAAAAGCCGCAAAAGAGATTTCTGACGTTGATTACGAATCTCTCGCAAAGGTTTCAGCTGCCTTGTCTGGAATGGGAGGCGGATTTCAGTATTCTCCAGGTCCTCCTAAGAGATCGTCTAAAAAAGGTGATCTTGTACCTGCATTTAATTCACTTGTTAGTGCGAGCCCAATTGTTAATGCAAGCGAAAAATTTGATGATATTGGGCAATCTGTGCTAGATGCTGCAGAGGGAATTAAACTTCTTGGAGATGGAATCATTGACTTTGACTGGAAACCGGTTGACGAAGTTGCCAATGGGCTTTCTCAGATACGAGAAGAGGCTAATCGTTCCAAGAGCCGACTTCCTAAATTCTTGGATGAAATCAAAGCAAAATTTCGCGATACAGGAGAAGAGGCAAAGCGAAGCTCAAGTGGATTGGGTCAATTTTTTGCTTCTTTAAAACGTATTGCCATGTACCGCATGGTACGATGGGTACTAAAGTCTATTTCTAATGCAATCAAAGAAGGTATCCAAAATGTAGCATTATATAGCAAAACGCTGGGGGACTTGGATTCTACAAAAGCTAATGCTACATTGTCTCAATTAGCTACTACAGCTTTGCAGGTTAAGAACAGTATTGGCTCTGCGATGATGCCTGTAATCAAAGCATTTTCTCCTGTATTGCAGCAATTAGCTAATTGGCTGATAATTGCAGCCAATGCAATGAACCAATTCTTTGCCGCTTTTACTGGACAATCTGTTTGGCTAAAAGCCAAAGAATACCCTGTTGATTATGCTGAGGGCTTGGACAAAGCTGCTGGAGCTGCTAAAAATCTAAAGAATGCAGTTCTTGGAATTGATGAATTGAATATTATAAGCCCTGATGCTGGCGGCGGATCTAGTGGGATGAATTTTAGCGATATGTTCGAAGAATCCCCGATTAGCGATAAAATGCGTGAGATAGCAGAGTGGACTAATACAACCTTGGGGAAGATTAAAGAGTTTCTTTCGTCTGCTATTGGAATTTTATCAGCTTCTTTAGGATTGTTTGTTGTTGGCACACTACTTGTATTCTCTGGCGCAAACATACCGCTGGGGCTTGGGTTAATGGCTGCTGGCGCAATTATGTTTGTTAAAGGAATAGTCGAAAAGTGGGACGAAATGCCGAAACATATCCAAAATACTATTACCGCAATTATGGCAGTAGTCGGAACTGGATTGCTCGCAGTAGGAGCTATGCTTGCATTTTCTGGAGCTAATATCCCACTTGGAATTGGTTTGATGGTAGCTGGCGCGGCAACACTTGGATCAGCTATTGCATTAAATTGGGACAGTATAAAACAAGCGCTCCGTGGATCGATTGGTAGAGTAATGTCAGTAATTTCGTCTAGTCTTTTGGTAGTTGGAGCTATATTGGCATTTAGTGGAGCCAACATACCGTTGGGAATTGCTTTAATGGCAACTGGAGCTGCTGGGCTAACTACTGTTGGAGCCTTTAACTGGGATACTATACAAGACAAATTGAAAGAAGCGTGGCGTAACATTGCCGACTGGTGGAATAGTAATGTTAAACCATGGTTTACCAAAGAAAAATGGCAAGGGCTTGCTGATAACATCTGGCAAGGACTTAAAGCCAAATGGAAAGACATCAAAGATTGGTGGGCAAATTCGACTCTAGTTGTTTTGTGGAATGAGCATATAGCACCGTGGTTCACCATAGAAAAATGGAAAGCCCTTGGAGAGTCCATGAAACAAGGAATTATCACCAAGTGGAATGAACTATCCGCATGGTGGAACTCTCTTGGAATTGTCAAATGGTGGAACGAAAGTGTCGCGCCGTGGTTTACTCTATCCAAATGGCAATCACTGGGGGAGAATTTTAGAAAAGCGTTGATTGATAAGTGGAATGCTTTTTCTGCATGGTGGAACTCCTTGGGAATTGTTAAATGGTGGAATGAATCGGTTGTGCCATGGTTTACTGTTCAGAAATGGTTGGATTTAGGGAAAGGATTAGTTGAAGGATTTAAGCAAACATGGATAAACGCTGTGGAGGCAGCGCGTTTGGTTATCAACAAACTTATTGAATGGATCAATGACAAACTGACAATTACATTGCCAGAAATCAACCTATTCGGAAAAAAAATAACCGAAGAAACAACATTCAGCCTATTCAAAATACCATTAATTAAGCCTTTCTTTGCCGAAGGCGGCTTCCCAAACCAAGGCCAACTATTTATCGCCCGCGAATCTGGCCCTGAAATGGTTGGAACCATTGGCGGACGAGCTGCGGTTGCTAACAATGACCAGATTGTTGAAGCAGTTGCGGCTGGTGTTTATCGGGCTGTAACAGCAGCCATGAATGAAAACAGAGGCGGGGAAGCGTCTGTAATCGTGTATTTGGATGGTGATCAGGTATATACCAACCAAGCCAAAGTACGAGAACGTCGCGGCTACCCTATCGGAATGAACCCGAACTTTGGATATTAAGGAGGATGGGCAGTGGCATGGATTGAAACAGCATCTGGAATTGAATTGCCCACCCCTGCATTTGGCAGTGGCAAGACTATCATAAGTACCATAGTAGACGGAGGTCGCAACACCGAAGGGAATTTTATTGGGAGCGTTGTGGGGGACGATAAGTTAAAGATTGAGTGCACGTTTTCTGCACTGACTCCCGAAGAAATGAGAAATCTGTTGCGGATATTTGACCGAAAACAAGGCGGGAGGTTTGTAAACACATTTAGAGTTTTCGATCCGCGGGTAAATGATTTCGTCTACATGGAAATGTATGTTGGAGACCGGAGTGGCACGCCATATCTAATCGACCCGAACACAATGCGACCGTCTTTTTGGACAAACGTACAAGCCAATTTGATTCAAGTATAAAGGGGGCACGTTCATGTATCCGGTTACGAAACAGTACAAGGATATAATGCGTGCCCCTATTCGCGAAGCACAAGCTCACGCCACGGTATATTTCGGTATGTTTGACCGTACGGCAGCGCCAGATGCTACATTCGATTGGAGCGTGCCAGAAAGGTATGCGCAGCCTTTAAACATCAATAGCCGGAAGAATATCACGGTAAGCTATGCGACTTTCGAGCCGAATCAGTTACGGCTTGATGGTAAGCAGATGTTGTTGCCAAGCAATACTACTCTGTGGCAGCCGCAGGGTTTTGTATCGTCTGTGGTATCTGGTGAGGGCGGATGGTTCGACCCAGCGCCATATATCGATATAGAGTTTTCAGTGCTGCATAGCATGGTCGGGCTAACCTTGCATTTTGATAAGGCATATGACACTCCAGCGCAACTGACCGTGTTAAGTTACCGTAACAGCGAATTACTAAATGAACAAACGGTTACAGATGATATTCCGTATGTCTTTATACAGGAATTTCTGCTTGAAGATGTGGACAGGCTCGTTGTTCGGTTTGACAAGGCGAGAAAGGCTGGAAGCAGGGCAAGGCTAAACCGGATAGAGTTTGGAATCGGATATACCTATTCGGACACTGACTTGATAGAGCTTTCCGAAAAGCATACGGGGAGCCCACTGTCTCTCACGTTGCCTACATCTTCCCTGATGTTCACTCTTTTTAACGAAGATGGACGCTTTGATGTGGACAGCGACACAGCTTTGCAGCGGTTCTTGGCCAGCGGGCAACGCGGTACGGTAGACTATGGAATTGATGTTGGCGATGGCGTGGAAGTCATTCCTGGCGGTGAATGGACGCTTGCTTCATGGCGAGTATCCGGTACAACGGCTCAATTTACCATGGAAGATGCACTGGCAAGGCTTAACAAGACAACATACGAAACCTCAACGTTTGACGGTGAGGAGCACAGCCTGTATGAGCTGGCGCAAGCTGTTTTTGCGGATGCTGGATTGACTGCGAAGCACTATTACATTGACCCGTATTTGTCAAAAGTATTTACCCGTGCGCCATTACCAATAGGCACTCACGCAACATCCTTGCAGCTTATTGCCAATGCTGGAAGGTGCCGCCTGTACGTGGATAGGAATGGCGTAATCACGCTGGAACGGTTGATTGCTGATCTGATTCCAACTGCAAGCTCCGACACTATTCAGATGCCTTATAGTGATGCAGAGACGGCGACACAGCAAGACAATGCGATTTACGCTACCTTTGAGCCTGATTTTCTACGGTTGGATGGGACTCAATTATTGGTTCCTTCCGATGCAGATTATCGGGATGCAGGGTATACCGTTGAAACCGTATCTGATAGCGAAGGAAATTTCGCGCCGAACGAACTGATTCTTACTTACACTGACCCGACCAACGTATTCAGCGTTGAGGTAGATTGGGGTACATACCATCCTCCAGCAACTGCGAGATTGTCATGCCGAGTTGACGGAGTATGGGGAAGCACAACCACGATTTATCCTAAAGCTCGAAAAGAAAGATATGCTGTATCGTTCCGACATTGCGATGCGGTCAAGCTGGAAATCCTGAAAGCATCTGTTCCGGGGCAGCGCGCTCGTGTTCAGTACGTTACGACATCGATGATGTCTGACTTTGAACTTACCAAAGACCAGATATATGGAAATCCGAATGGCAGCATGGAAGCTAGGCTGCGGAATGTAGTGGCTGAATGGACGCTATTCAGTGCGGAAAGCACCGTCAGCGATATAGTTTCCGTGGATGTTGAAACCAATTCTGGGTGGGTAAAGATTAACCACGAGCTATGCTTAGAGCCTGAGATTACTGTTGATTCCGAAGATGTTGCAGTTGAAGAAATCCATTACGCTTATGTGTCTTATATTCGGCTTACCTCTGATACCACGCAGACCGTGAAAGCCATTCTAACTGGAAAGAAAGTCAATACCGCAACGCGGACTGTAACAGCACATGGAAATGATACGGGAGAAGATTTGGAAGTTCAGAATCCGTTGCTTGCTTCCGAATCGTTGGCGCAAGAAGTCGCCGACTG